GATAAAGCTCATGGAATTAGAAACTTCTCTAATCAGACCATTCCTATTACTTCTGTTATGCCCACTCCTGCATATTCGCCTCAAATTACCTATACCACATTTCCTTGGGCTAGTGAAACTGCAACACAAATTGCAGGTTCAGCTTCATTACCAGGTTGGGTGAGCGCCGCAGCGCCAGCAACAAATGGATGGTATTATCGCAACCCCGGCGCTTGGAACTTCTATTCTGCTCAAGATGGACATATTCATATGGGCCAAGGTTCAGCTATCAGAGCAACGGTATGGGGCCAAGCAGGATACGTAAAATATCCAACAGCATCTGTTAATTCAGTCACTGTTGCTGCGCAATTGGCGACAGGCCAGAAAACTTCCGATGGCAGAGGTATATATAGTTCTTACGGCGTTGGGAGTAATGCTGACGGCAGTTATATATTTGGAGGCGGTGGAACATACGCACCGTCGCCGCCGACAACGGGGACGAACCAGTGGGCATTAGTCACCTACCCAGTTGCTAGTAATACTACAATTAACCAGCCCGCATATTCATCTTATCAGCCTAACGTAGCGACGCCTGGAAACTTTCCTCAGGCAAACCAAAACGCCAGCACCCAGCTGCCAATGGGATCACCAATAAATATAGTATCTGGTTCAGATAGTAAATTATATATTAGCGGCGGATATAATACTAGCCTTTCAGGTCAAGTTAGAGTTGTTCCAACTGTAACGGCAGGAGTATCCACAGCGTTTGTTAACACATATGCACAAACCCCCACGCCTTTAATTAGGAGAAACGGAAGGGCCTTTGGAGTTTAAAAATGGCAATTACTATTACATCGACAAACCCTAGTCCTACTTCAACCGTCACGGTTTTTGAGAATAGCACTGGCCCTAACCTAACAATTACCGCACCACTTACCACACAAACTGGTGTATTAGAACCGACTAATTTTAGTGGTGAGATCAATGTCGGTGGAGTTCTATATGCTGATTTATCTCCTGCCGATTATGGCGGTGACGGGGGCGCTGCACCGGTGCCTTTATCTTACACATTATCTAAAACTCCTACTGGAACTATTAATGAAGGAGGGAGCGTATCAATTACATTAACCGCTTCTGATGGTTCTACTACTCCATTCACATATACTATTACTGGTGTTACAAGTCCTGATTTTAACCCAACTGCTACTCCAACGAGTGGAACAGCCACTCTTGGAACTGCTATTCCTTTTACATTTAATAATGATTTAACGACTGAAGGGACTGAGACAATGACCTTTGCAGTTCCGTCAACATATCCGGCTGATGGATCTGGGGGAAGCGGTCAAAATATTACAGTTACAGTTGGTGATACTTCTACATCACCATCACCGGGTGGCGGTGGTGGAACAGGGCCTTTCTTTCTCCCTGGTGGCACTTCTTATACTCAATCCCCTTACATTACGAATCCAAACAGTACGCATAGTATTGCTAATACTTGGTATAGAAGAGGAATTGTAAGATTTAATTATCCGCAAGCTGAATGCACAACAGTAGGACTTACTGGTTCTACAACAATTAATTCATGCTCATGGTATTTAAATAGCGCACCCAACCGACCAGTGGCTCCACAATTTACAATTGCAATGGGCCCTACGCCCAACACTGCGACTACTAATTCTTCTGCATACATTGCATCTACTATTAATTATGGCCCTACACCATATGCATGGTCTGGAACAGGCGCAAAAACATTTACATTTAGTACACCATTTACATATCCAGGATCAGGTGGAATTCAAATGAACGTAACTTGGGGGCAAGTTACACCAAACTATAATGCCTCTGGAACAATAAGACTAAGAGCTCCAGGTCGTCAATATTATCAGAGAACAGATGGTTCTGGATCTTATCCAATTTCTTCTTCTGCAAACCAATCTTATACCTCAGGCCGACCAATTACCCAGTTAGGAGTTTAATATGACTGTATATTTTACACAAACTTTTCCTGATGCTCCTACGACAGTACCAAGTCCGAACAATCATTTACAATCGAATAATGGATATGCGTTCCAAATAGCTATGGGTAGCGCAAATATTAGATCTTTTTCAATAAAAAGCGGAGGCCTCTCACAAGCATCTTCATATTCAACGCCCAACCTTTCCCCCGGCAAAGGCGTTCCAGTGAGGAATGGCGGCTACGATCATGGAGCATTTAGGTTTGGTAGTTATTTTATATCCTCTTCCCCAGCTTTGGTGAAACTCAATAATGGTGGAAAAATTAGAGGTACTGGATTACAGCCATATTACAATAAAGACATGATCGGTCAAGTTGGATTTTTTAGTGGAGGCACCCAAAATACCTCAAGTGCATCAAGAGGCAATATATATTTTACTAGTTTTTCAAATAAAACTGGCATAATGGTTGGCACCTCAGGTCCGGCTCATCATGGAATGAAAGAAATCCATAAAGCTTCATCGCCTACTCATGTATATTGGATGCGAGGAGCTATATTTCCAAGTAGTAATAATTTTAGCTCTTCCTTTTGGAAAATGTCAAAACAAAATCAAGTTGCTGTATCGGGTAATCCTAGCCCTACTGGTTGGCCAACTAAATACATTTTGCAACCAACATCGGCCCTGCCTGCAGCTAGAACAGGCACGCCTTGGTCAGAAGATACAAATAGTAGAATTCATATATGGTCACTAAGTGGATGGATAACCACCCCATATACTTCTGATACTTCTTTTTCTTCGGGTGGTAACCATAGCTCTACTTATGCCGCACCTGGAGATTTTTCGGGGAATCACGGCCAATGTGTATCATCAAAAACATATGCTAAAGTATTTACTGGCGGCGGGCCCTTACACAAATTTTACCCAACTGTAAATAATAGTTATAGAGAACAAACAATTCAATTTCCATATGCTGCTTTTCCATACGGTTCTTCTTATACTATACCTCAAGCAGATATGGGACAAAGTTTGGTAAATAGTACTGGATATGGTTCCTCCAACCGAGGAGGCAATTATTCAGGTGGGCATGCTGCAACCAGCGGTGCTGGGGCAGGCTATGTTTGGGGTGGCTGGAGCGGCAACGCATCAGCTCCCAATACAGTTACTGGCGTAATTAACAAAGTAAGAGTTTATCCACACGCAACAGTAGATGGCGAATCTACAACATTAGGAGAGACTAATTACGTTGGCCATTATGGTGGTTCTGTATCATCTGGAGGCGACACTAATCAAGGTATGTATCACGCTGGAGGCCCTTCCCTCTCCGTAGTACCAAGTACCTATCCAAATCAATTTGGAACTACCAATGAAGTTCAAAAAACTTTTGTCTTTCCATATTCTTCTTTTGTCCAAGTTTCCCTTTTTGATAATTGGGTTCCTTCAATGCCTACTTGGACATCGAGAACATACTCAGGATCATATACTGAATCTTGGGGTCATGCGAATACGTAAGTATAAATAACTAAAAAGATTCAAAGGTTTTAAACATGGCCAATCCAAATAGTAGACAGGGTTTAATTGATTACGTAATGCGATCATTAGGCGATCCAGTAATTGAAATCAATATTGACCCTGAACAACAAGAAGATCGTGTAGATGAAGCTCTTCAATATTATCAAGAGTTTCATTCTGACGCGACTTTAAGGACTTATTTAAAACATAAAGTAACAGAAGACGATGTTACAAATCAATATATTTCTTTAGATAGTAGTATTACTTATGTATCTAGACTGTTTCCAGTAAAAGGTGGGACGGTCACAAAAGATTTTTTTGATATTAAATACCAATTACATTTAAATGACATTGCAAACCTTCATACATATATGGGCGATTTAGCTTATTATGAACAAATGCAGCAATACTTATCATTGATTGATATGAAGTTAAATGGTACTCCTCAAGTTCAATTTTCAAGAAGAGAAAATAGACTTTATATTCATGGGGATTTTGAAGATAAAGATATTGAAAAAGATGATTACATTGTAGCAGAAGTTTATAAGATTTTAGACCCTAATACAAACACTTCAATTTATAATGATCGCTGGTTAAAAGAATATACAACAGCATTATTCAAAAGGCAATGGGGTTCTAATTTAATTAAGTTTGAAGGTATGACTCTTCCTGGTGGCGTAACTCTTAATGGCAGACAAATCTTTGAAGATGCGCAACAAGATTTAGAACGGCTAAGAGAATCTATTCGTTTAGAGCATGAATTCCCAGCAGATTTTTTTATGGGGTAAATTATGGCAACTAATATGTATTTCAGCCAGGGCAGTAGGCCAGAGCAACAATTATATGAAGAAATTATAATTGAATCTCTAAAAATCTATGGCCAAGATATTTACTATCTTCCGCGCGATATTGTAAATAAAGATAATATTTTAAATGAGGATGCTAATTCTCGTTTTAATTCGTCATATAAAATTGAAATGTACATTGAAAACATTGAAGGTTTTGACGGCGAAGGAGATCTATTTACAAAATTTGGAGTTGAAATACGAGATCAGGCCACGTTTATTGTAGCAAAAAAACGTTGGGAACAAACTGTTGCAAGATATGATAATGAACTTGAGGGTGTAAGACCCTTTGAAGGTGATTTACTTTACATTCCGTTTTCTAAAAAATTATTTGAAATTACACATGTTGAGCATGAACAACCGTTTTACCAATTAAAAGATTTACCAACATATAAATTGCGTTGCGAACTATTTGAATTTAGTGGCGAAGACTTTGATACTGATATTACTGACGTAGATGATATAGCCAGAGATTATGGCTATGAGTATTTACTTACACTAGATTCAGATGGTGGTGGTTTTGCATTAGGCGAAACTGTAAATCAAACATTCTCGTCTGGTGTTGTAATGTCTGGCGAAGTTTCTCGTTGGAGTGATTCAGATCTTATTCTTGGAGTTATCAATGCTGGCGCAGATGATGGATTATATCACACATTTGTTAGCGGTAGGTCAATTGTAGGTACAACAGATTTAGATCCAACAGCTGCAGAAAGATTTGCATTGTCTAATGTAGTATCAGTAGCTGAAAATAATCAATTATCAAACACCGAACAAAATACATATTTTGATACACTTACTGATTTCTTAGATTTTTCTGAATCTAATCCATTTGGAGATCCTGAATAATGGATGAAATGTTTGATTTTGGCTTTACAGCCGTAGATGAAGATGAGCTTCAAACAGTACAACAAACTGCTGCAGTAGCACATAATGCTGAGCAATTAGCTATGACTACTCAATCTAGATTAGATAAGCTTTATAACTCCGTAGTTCCACTTTTAAATAATCTAAAGAAAAACCCAGAAAAAGAATATATTTTATGGCCAAATAGATTAGAAAAAATAGAATTATTTGAAACAAAGCTTCAACAAATATATAAAGGTTAGATATGTTCGGCGGTCATTTTTATCACGAAAAAATTAGAAAAAGCGTAGCTATTTTTGGTGCGCTTTTTAATAATCTTTATGTTATTCGTAAAAATTCTTCGGGATCTGTAATCAATCAAATGAAAGTTCCATTAGCATATGGGCCAAAACAAAAATTTCTCGAAAGAATTAATCAGCAACCAGATTTAGTTGATGATTCAAAAGTATCAATTAAACTACCAAGAATGTCTTTTGAAATCACGGCTATTGCATATGATTTAACAAGGCAGCTTCAGAAGAATAACACTTTTGCTCAAGCTGGCTCAAATATTAATAAAAGAAATAAATTTAACTCTTATGTTCCATATATTATTAGCTTTCAATTAAGTGTTTATGCAAAAAACCAAGATGATGCTTTGCAAATTGTAGAACAAATATTTCCTTATTTTACGCCTCAATATACTTTAACAATTAAGCCATTTGATGATTATTCAAATATAAAAGAAGATATTCCAATTTCTTTATCTGGGATTTCATTTTCTGATGATTATGAAGGAACTCAAGAGCAAAGACGCACAATAATATATACTTTAGACTTTGATATGAAAGTCAATTTTTATGGACCTATTTCTGCTAAAACTATTATTCGCCAAGCAGATACTAATCTTTATCAAATTGACAATGGGCTTAATGATTCAGATGTTGCTTTAGAAAAAATATCTGTTACCCCAAATCCAATCGATACGATAGGTTTGGCAGATAGCGACTTTGGATTTACTGAAACAATAACTTATTATGGTGATAGTGCTTAATGGATTCTGATACACCTGATAATGATTTTGAATATGCTAGAAGAAATTACCATGACTTACTAGCAAAAGGCACTGATGCGCTTGATGAAATGATAGAAGTTGCTAGAGCAACAGAGCATCCTAGAGCGTTTGAAGTATTTTCTAATATGATGAAACATGTGGCTGATATTAATGGAAATTTAATAGACCTTCATAAGAAGAAAAAAGACTTTGATAAAAAGGATGAATTGATAGAGTTGCCTAAAGGCCAAACTACAAACAATGTATTCATTGGATCCACAACAGATTTACAAAGAATGCTAAAACAAGAAGAAAAAATTATAGATCATGAATGACACCTATCTTGGCAATCCTAATGTAAAACGCGATGGGATTGTTCAAAATTGGACTGAACATGAAGTGCAAGAATATGTTAAGTGTATGAACAACCCTGCATATTTTGCATCGAAATATTGTAAAATTATTTCTCTTGACTTAGGATTAGTTCCATTTGAGCTTTATCCATATCAAGAAAAAATGTTTAGCCATTTTAACAATAACAGATTTAATATTGTATTAGCATGCCGTCAGTCTGGTAAATCCATTTCTTCGGTAGTATATTTGCTATGGTTTGCCATTTTTAATCCAGAAAAAACAATTGCTATCCTTGCAAATAAAGGAGCAACTGCTCGTGAAATGTTATCTCGGGTAACGATGACACTTGAAAATTTACCTTTCTTTTTACAGCCCGGTTGTAAAGCACTGAATAAAGGATCTATAGAATTTAGCAATAATTCAAGAATAGTTGCAGCTGCAACTTCCGGAAGTTCTATTCGTGGT